ATGATGGACCAATGAGCGAGTGGAATGATATAGAAACAGCGCCAAAGAATGGAACCAGAGTTGCGGTGGCATCATGGTCCAAGATTTCCAATCGATGGCGGATTTTTGACGCATATTATAACACAGGCATGAGAAAGCCATTATGGATATTCGATGGATGGTCATCTATCAATCAGCCCACCCACTGGATGCCACTACCAGAACCACCCCTTGCATCTTCCAAACCTGAGTAGTACCTTGTGACTGTCCTTATCTGCATGGCCATCCTGAGAGCGCCCGATTGGTCCTCCTACCAAGATTGCCGCTCCTAAGTTTGTCCCTCCCTCTCCAATCTTAGTTGGGTGGCCATGACAGATAGGGGTGGTCTCTATCATCGTCACCGTTTTCCAGTACACTTAACCCCACTCACCATGATAGGTAAGTGGGGTTTTCTTTTACCTGGAGTTTGGAATTGGCCTATTCAAAGTACAGATCAGTACCGACTGAAATCGACGGTATCAAGTTCCCAAGCAAAAAGGAGGCTAAGCGCTATCAGGAGCTTCGATTGCTTGAGCGGGCTGGTCATGTGAGGGATTTGACTTTACAGCCGTCATGGACCTTCTCTGTGGATGGAAACGCGGTTCTAATCCGATCCGATGGATTCCCGAACGGAAGGCATCTGAAATACAAGGCTGACTTCCAGTATTTTGACGTAAGAGATGGAAAGGTGGTCATTGAGGATGTGAAGGGAATGCGAACTGATGTCTACAAGATCAAGCGGGCGCTCATGGAAGCTTGCTATGGAATTATTGTGAGGGAAACTTAATATGCCGAGATATCAGCCAGCTTCAGACAGGTTAATCCGCAAGGGGAAATTCGATCCATCAACTCATTGCATCATTTTCACTGGAAACATTTGCAAGGATGGATATGGGAAACCGGAGGGTGGGCGAGATTTCCCAAGAGAGACGCTTGCTCATCGCGTCGCTTTTCTTGCGTGGAATGGCCCCATACCAAATGGATTAGAGATAGATCACAGGTGCAACAATAGACTTTGCATCAATCCTCAACACTTATGGGCAGTTACGCATTCACAAAATATTGGGTTTGCTGATTATAGCTCCAACCACAGAAATTCCGTAAAGACCCATTGCAAAAGAGGCCATCCCCTGTCCGGGGATAACCTCTATATAAGCCCCAAGACTAAATCCAGGAAATGCCGAGCATGTGGGTCTATGTACATTCGGATGTGAAGTCCGAGTACACCCGTAAGATGCCGGTCTATCGCATCAAGAATAAGCTGTTCCTCGCACTTTTTGGCAGAGCAATTCGAGAGGTGTGACGGGTTCTAGCCGAGCGGTTTGCGGCTCGCCCTTTCCTGATTTTCCCTCCACGTAGAATACTTCCCACTCTCGGCTATGGGCTGTAATCTTGTCACCGATGCGGGGCACCTTGTTGCGCACCTCCATCGCCAGAAAACCATCGTCTTCCAGATAATAGTAATGTTCGGTCATTCCATCTCTCCAGCGTTACTATTCGGTATGGGGAAGCTCCGAAGGGGGTTCGGGTAGAGGTTGCCAGTGTGTAGGGCTTAATGCGCCTACGTTACGTCCCCACCATTGAGCCCCTGTAGCATTCTTCGCATTTACAAACAGAGCGCCCATACGCCTAGGTACATAAACCAAAACTTCTTCGCCCTTCGGCGCTGTATCAATCGGTTTCCAGCTCATTCCATCTCTCCCTTGATAATCTCAAGGCCCTGTTCGTTGATGAGGCCGCGACGGCGCAGAACCTCTAATACGGACAGGATTACACTTTCCAAATCCTCTGTTGCCCACTTGTCCGCATGTTCAGAAAATCCCTGAGACATGCAATATGAAGCCAATGTCTCCTTAACTTCGTATGCAGATGTCTGGGACAAGATTTCTCCCATCAATGGTAGTTCTTGTAGATAACCTGGATGATCTTTCATTCTGTTTAACTCCTCAACGATTTCATCAGATCATAGGTGCCTCTAGCTTCAGACCCCTTTTCCCAATTCAATCCAACTTCCTGCAACATCGATTTCTCAATTTTGTCCCAATTGAAACTAAGGTTTTTCCAAGTTTTCCCATATTTCCCCATCTCCGGAATTCTACCCTTCCACTCAGGAAATATCTCCAAAAGTCTCAGGCACCTTCCCAAATCTGCAGGATCGTATGGGTATGATCCGTCACAATTTCCTGTAGTCATATGGAGCGCTATAGCCTTGGAAGACATTCCTGTATCTTTTGATCCGAACCATTCAATAACCTTGATCATTTCGCTCATCCTCAATCTCCGTTGTTGATGTATTCTTCCATGGGGGTCATGCCGAGAGCGGCTAGATATGTGTCTAGGATTGCCTCACGCTCCGAACGCTCGTTGGGGTCTTGCTTACGAATGCGGATGACCTCACGCATGATCTTGGTGTCAAAGCCGGTCCCTTTTGCCTCCGCGTAAATGGCCTTGATATCGTCTGCCAGAGCCGACTTCTCGCTCTCCATGCGCTCAATCCGTTCAATGAAGGCCTTGAGCTGGTTGTTCTCGGTCATGCTATTTCTCCCTATGATTCAGGCATACCTATCACAGAAGACGGAGGGTGAGGTATAGCACCAGCACTCATTCTCCGCATTCGGTAGTCTCTAGAGGCTAGTTCAATCCAACGAACACTATCGACGCTATTTGATCTCTGGAAGTCCCCAGGTTCTCTAAGGAGGGAGCCACCCCCCGGATAATCCGATATCGGAATACCGATAACGAAGTCTCACCACTTTCGTCGTGTCGTACCAGCCTCTCGCCTGAGAACTGATAGGGCCGTCTTTTGAGCGGGTTCATATTACCCCGTCTGCCCGCACGTTGGATTGGTATGCACGGCACGTCAGACCTAAGACCAGTGTGATATCTCTAGCTCGAGAGCCTCAACCACGGGTTCACTGTCTTCGGTCCTGACTGCTCAGGTGCATTTTGTAGGGAGGGTCTTGCAACCACGCTAGGGGTGGTGTACTTATAACTCACTACCGGATGCAGCCCGGTCAGTCACCGTTCAGGGTCTTAGACAACCGCTGAACACTTATATTAAGACATCAAAAGCCGATTGAAGTCAAGGCCCCTCAGAGAAATCCGGGGGGCCTAATCGTTTCAGAAATCCATGCCGACTTGTTCGGCTGGTTTCGCTGCCTCAACGAAAATATCCGGTTGCCGATACGCCTCCTCAATCCGCTTGCAGGCTACACCAAAATATCCAGGATCAAGCTCTATGCCGGTGAATGGACGCCCCAGCTTTGCACATGCAACGCCTGTAGTGCCTGACCCCATAAATGGGTCGATAACGCTCCCCTTGGTCTTCTCAACGCACCAACGCATGACTTCTAAGGGCTTTTGAGTAGGGTGAACTCGGCCCTGGTCGGAGCGCTGATAATCGATGACTCGAACAACGTTATCTCGGTTAGTCCAAGCTAGTTCTGCTTCCGCTAGAGTGAAATTTCGTTCAGGTTTATTCCATACAAACCAACAACGGGACGGAGGCAACGGGAAGTAATTTCCTCCCCATATGATTGCCTCTTTTGCCGACGCTAGAAGGATATCCATAGCTTGTTTATCTAGGGGCTTATCGTCCCACTCATTTCTCAGGACAGATTCTGTCTTGGCCTTCCCCCATCCGTGCTTCTCGTTAAATCCGCCCTTCCACTTGTCCGCGATACCATAGGGGGGGTCCGTAACTAGCGCGCCGTGCTTTTCCAAGAGGGGAAGTATCTGGAGGCTATCCCCCAGATACAACGTGCAATCGCCTATAACCTCTTTCCTAAGCCAAGGTTCACTCATAGGTCCATCCACCTTCCCTGATTGAGCCAAACCGCTGGGGCTGGCAGAAACTTATCTTCAACAGTGCGCTTGTAGGTATTTCGATCTAGGAGGCTAAGGGTGTATTTCTTGGCCCCTGATATTAGCTCCTCTTCCGTGGCAATCAGCTCGATTTCCATGAAGCCGCCAGAGTCCTTGTCTACGGTCTTGGTCTTCACACCCCTTAGGATTGCCTCGTATTTAGCCTTGGCAAGGGCCTTTCCAACATGCTTGGGATATGCGCTCCAGAACTCCTCAAACCGGCTGGAAGATACGGCTTTAACCGGCTCAGAGAATAGCTGTAGAACTTGGCTCATTTCATCTCCATATTGTTCAGTTCGAGCCTAGCGGCTTTAGCGCCTGCCTTGGCCCGACGATAGAAGGATATTCTCCGGTCATCCTCTGGCAATGCCCAAACCCTGTCTACGCAATAATCGTTTCGATCAGTGATGGGGATTGGCTCAGGCTTAGGAGGCTTGATAACCTTTGGCTTTGGGATAATCTTCTTGCCAGTGCGGGAAAGTCCAATACGGGTCATTTTCCCTAGGATGGCATTCCTTGAATATTTCCCATCCATTTCCCTTGATACCTGCTGTCCGGTTAGTCCGCTTTTCCAAAGCCTAGAAGCCTCCTCAACATCCTCATCAGTCCAGCGGTCGTACCGCTCCTTCTCCTCACGCATTCATTGCCTCCAGAGCTTTACGAGCGCCTTCCCGCTGCTTGCGATAGAAGCGATTACGGGTTTCGTTATGGTCCGGCCGATTCTCCCAGATCAGATATCCAGAATCGAACCGGCTAACGCCTGATGGCTTCGGCTTAAGACCAGCTGCATAAATATGACGTCGAATGCAGGGGTCACTAAACCCGGTGATTGATACGATCTCTCCAACGCTTTTTCCATCCTTGGTCAGGCGGATGAACTCAGCAATATCATGCTGGGTTGTGGGTCGACGGTAACGCTTTTCCATTAGTTCTCTCCATCATCGTTGCCGACAGACCATGCAGGAACAATCCATTCGGGCGTTGAAACTTCGTACTTCGGCTTGGTAGGGCGACCGCGATACTTTGGCTTACGTCGTTGCTCCAGGGCTTCCTCGATAAGCATGCTGGTTACCTCTGAAATTGTACGGTCCTCGGCCGACGCGATTCCCAAGACTTCATCCCGGACTGGCTTGCGAACTGATACTGAAATTCGTTCCATGCGCTAACTCCTGTGCTGCATGACAGGAAACATAGCGCCGCATATTTTGCGCGTCAAGTGGTTGCAAAGTGAATTTGGATGTGCCATTGTTTCGGTATCGAGAAGGAGATTTGAGATGAACAAGACATTCTATCCAGACCGTGGCGAGAAGGCTTGGCCCGATGGCTGCCCTTGCTGTGGTGAACAGGTTCGCAGCTACCTTCCTGAAGGAGAGGAGGAGTGCGCAATGTGGGCTTTCGATTGTGGATGTGAGATCGTTTTTGAGGAAGGAAAGCCTTGGGTAAACGATGATTGCCCAGAGGCGATGAACCTACACATTGATGGGCTGCTGATCGAGCGTGAGGCTTAGAGATGATCGATGATATGGAAACTGAAGTGGAGATGCTTGAACGGCATCGTTATGAAGCTTGGGCTGAGTGTGGATTGTGGGTTGGACGCTCATGGGCCGTAACAATTGACCTTCTGGTCATGATGGGTCTGTTCTTTTCGGCGTTCCATTTAGGTCCTCAAGAGTGGATGCTTTGGGCAGTTCTGGGGACGATTGGCACGGATATCATCCTAAGCCATCTCCTATCCAAGCATTTCTCCAAGAAGTATATGAGGTTGGCAAATGGAGAGTAAGAGCCGAGATGAATACCGAGAGGAAGCCATACTGTGGCTGCATCGTCGCAACGAGTATCTGGAAAAGGTAGATACAGCTTCGACATACGATGAGGTGCGATTGTGGGGTGATAAGGCTGCGCATGCAACTCTAGAACTTCAAATGCGAGCATCCCTAGCCGGTCTTGAATCTATTGAGGAGCTGGAAGAATGACAGAGAAAACCATTTGGGAAAAACTGGCCGCAGAATTTCCAAAGTCTGCTGTGTCGTGGCGCGCTCAGAGCTTAGCTAAATCTGGAGACAAGGCCATGGCGCTGGCCTATCTAGATAGCCGGGATGTACGTCGCAGGCTTAATGAGGTTCTTGGCCCCGGTAATTGGCAGAATCGCTTCTATGACTGCGGAGATGGGAAACTTGCCTGCGAGATTTCCGTTCGCGTAGATGGGGAATGGATTAGCAAGAGCGACGGAGCTGGGGAAACACAGGTTGAGGCTGAGAAGGGGGCGTTTAGCGGCGCTCTGAAGCGTGCGGCTGTGGCATTTGGCATTGGTGAATATCTCTACGATATGCCGACTCCGTTGGTTCCCTGCGAGACCTATGAGAGCAATGGAAAGAAGCATTGGTCAAAGTGGATTGGAGACCCGTGGGAACATGTTCGTATGCCGAAGAAGCTGGATGCACCCGCTCCCAAGCCCCTTACCGTTGCCGAGCGTAAAGCCCTATGGTCAGTAATGATGGGTGACCTAAAGGCAGAGGCTCCAAAGGGATGGAGGAAGATGGCGTCATACATTACCGACCCAGAGACACAGCGCATGATCGAAACCCTTGGCTCGTACAAGCAGCAATTCCTGGATGAGGCTCGGGATATCGTTAAGATCGCTCAGGAGGCTGAGAAGGAACTAGGGGAGCCAGTGGGAGGGTTGAAAACGACGGCCTATAATTTCGACAATCTTGACCCAGATGGGGATCAGATGATGCAGAACAAACAAGATGAAAAGGATCGAATGGAATGAGCAGCGTCAATAAGGTTATCCTAGTGGGGAATATTGGGGCAGACCCAGAGGTTCGGAACATGCCTAGCGGGGGGAAGGTCGTGAACCTGTCCGTAGCCACCTCTGAGACATGGAAGGATAAGAACTCAGGGGAGAAGCGGGAAAAGACAGAGTGGCATCGAGTTGTAATTTTCTCTGAGGGCTTGGCAAAGGTAGCAGAGCAATATCTGAAGAAGGGCTCCAAGGTCTATCTTGAGGGCCAGCTGCAAACCCGTAAATGGACAGATCAGTCTGGGGCCGAAAAGTACTCGACGGAAATTGTTTTGCAAGGGTTCAATGCCAACCTGACCATGCTGGATAACTCATCTAATTCCCCCAAGCCGGAGACTATCGGGAACGATGGGATTCGTCGTGGAGGGACCATTAATGATGATTTCGACCCTATCCCGTTCTGATCATGGATAAGAAGCGCTATTGGCTATCAAGCCAGACAGTGCGGGATAAGGTGTGCTGGCAGGTAAAGGCTGCGCCAGATGGTTCTGTAGTCGAGATCAAAGACCCTAAGCGGTCTGAGGACCAGTCAGCACACTTCCATGCTATCTGCGGCGATATAGCCAAATCAGAAATGAAATGGGCAGGGAAGAGGCGAACGGCTGCTGAATGGAAGCGGCTATTGGTTTCCGCCCACGCTGTAGCCACAGAGGAGCCCGCTGAGTTCGTTGCGGGCATCGAAGGAGAGATTGTGAACGTAAGGGAGTCAACGGCCCTCATGAGCGTCCGCAGAGCATCTAGCCTCATAGAGTATTGCATAGCCTTCGCAACGAAAAACGGGGTGAAACTAAATGACCCAACCTATTCGCAGTACGAAGCTACGAAAACACGCCAAGGGTAAGTCTTGCACTCTGCGCTTTGAGGGCTGCGATGGGGGCGGGGAAACAACAGTACTGGCGCATATCCGGGACCGACATAAGGGGGCAGGCGTCAAGGCAAGCGATCTGTCGGCCTGCTATGCCTGTTACTCCTGCCATGACCTTCTAGACCACCATCCACACAAGATTGATCCGGCTGAGTTCTACTTTCACCAGCTTCGAGCGCTCCAGGAAACACTGGAGATATTGCATGAGGATGGCCTGCTTGTGGTTCCAATCGATCCAGTAGAGACGATGATGGATAGGCCTGTGAAGGAACGGAAACCCAAGGAGCAACGGGGTAAAATCCCAAGCAGACCCAACGCATGGGGTAAGGGGAGACCATTTCCAAAGAGGGGTTGACGCTTGTATTAATGTCTGTCAATGTAATGACATATTAAGGAGAATGTGATGAGCAACCTAAAAGTATGGTGGATACCTCAGTTACCAATGAAGGCTTTTGAGGTCGATGTAGAAACCCTTCATGAGGGAGTGAAACTTTTGGACATTCTTGCCAACTATGATGCGTTCCAGTTTGATAACAATATCAAGCCGGATTACTGCAATGCAGGCGGAATATCCATGCTCGAAGATGGAGAATGGGTGGACTGGTATCATGAAGAAACTGGGATGGATGATCCAAGGGAGTTCATTCTGGAGTACTTGCAGTGAAGGATGCAAAGCTAGATATTCGCATCCCAAGCCCCCTTAAACACCGTCTAGGACTAGAGGCTGTACGGGACAATCGCAGCATGGCGTCAGTGGTTATCGTAGCTGTGACACAATATCTGGAGAAGAAGGAGAGCAAGTGATGGATGTAAGAGGTGGCTGATACTAAACATTCATGCGCTAAATGCGGTGAGCCTGCTCCGAGCATGAGAGGTTCAAGCTGGTATTGTGATAAACACAGGCGGCTGTACCAGATGCGAAGAAGTTCAAGGGCAAGAGGAAAGACGTGCCCAACAGCTGAAGAAATAGAAAGACTAGTTCCGAAGGGGATGGTGTGCCCTGATTGCCAAAAGGTAATGGTGTGGAATGCTATAGAGAACCAGAAACAAGTAGCAACAATCCAGCATTATCGGGACGGAACATTTGGAATTGTATGCAGGTCTTGCAACACAAGACATGCATGGACCACCGGAGATTTGTATAGGGAGCACGGTCCTGATAATAAATGGTGCTCATGTTGCAAAGAGATTAAGCCCCTATCTGAGTATTATTCGACGGAAGGCTCTAAGAAGACACATAGTAGGAATATGGTTAGTTGCTATTGCAAACCATGCTCTCGGGTAAAAGCCATAAATTCACAGAGGATGAGGAAAAATGCGCGGGAATCAATACCGGAATAAGGCCACAGAGGCAGCTAAGGAAGCTACAACCCAATCCCTAGCCAAGGTCGTATCAGTACAGCAGAGCGTATCTAGTCATTCATCGGCTGATCGTTCGTTCTATGCAGGACGGGATACTGAGGCATATCATCGTATCTTGGAGATTGAGGGCATTCTCGATGCTCTAATTCGTGAGAAACAGGACCTGGAAACGTGCCGGAAGGTCTACGCCTTTGCCACGGAGACATTCAACCCAACGGAAACACAGCCATGACCTATAACTATAGGGAAGATGGAGAGTTTGGAGAGGGAGCCAATATGGCATCCACCATCAAGGAACACCTGATTGCAGCGGCAGAGGCGACATGGCGAGTCCGGGAAGTTCGGAAGTTCCATGCCGACGATGAGCACACGACGCTCGAAGCTCTGGAAATCTGGTCAGAAGACGACTTGATTTGCGAGGATGTCGACAACGAGGATCACGCCCGCCTGATCGCCGCCGCTCCTGAAATGCTGGGGGCGCTTCGGTCTATTCCCGATCGCGCTGATCAAGTGAATGCTGAAGCCTTCTCCGAAGCTATGGACGACTGGTGGAAAGAAACCGCGCTGCCCGCGCTCGCCAAAGCAGAAGGTCGCCAGCCATGACCATGCAGGTTGATAAAGCACGGCTGGATGAAATGCTGGATGCGACCGACCGCGATATGATTGCGCGCGGAGACCGCGTTGGCGCGCGCCTCGCCCGCGATCTTCTCGAAGTGTTCGACGCCTACCGCTCCCTTCGCTCCACTGAGGGAAAGGAGGGAGTGTGCGCTTATCCAGAGTGCACTTGCTCATCGAATTGCGAAGACCACAAATTCCCGACGATTGCAGGAGCATACGCGGCAGCCGTGGCCGCTGTTCGCTCATTCGATGACGCCGCTAACGTCGAGGAAACCAATTGGACTGGGTGGGGTGAGCAAACTGTTCCGCCAGCGGCCACCATGCGGCGGTTGAAGGCAGAGCAAGCTCATCGGGCTATTCGAGATGCAGACCCCGAAGTTTATGCCGCACTCACGAGGTCGCCAGAATGAGCGAGACAGTCGAACGACCAATTCCAGCAATAAAATCTATTGTGACGAATTTCATAAATCCCCCCATTCCTCAGCGCGGTCATGACTGGTGCGCTTTTTACGATGGCGAGGAAGAGGCCGGGAACTACGGCTACGGGGAAACAGAACAACGCGCGGTTGACGACCTCAAGGCCAACTACACGGGCCGCGAGGGAAGCAAATGAATATCAACGCTGAAAAGTGCTGGTTCGGAGACGGTAGAGAGTGCCGGAAACTATACCAACAGATGATGACGGTATTTGGCTGTAGCCCTTACAGGCTCGCTTCGCACTACGGGTGGAAGCGGAGATCAGCGGTGTCAGCACTTCGAATTGGCAGGACTAGAGCCCAATGACCGAAGCAATCCGCATCTACCTGCCGTGGCTGCTTTCCGCCGTCACGATCTACATGACTGTTTTGGCTGGGAACAAGGCGCGCCATGCGTGGCTGTTTGGCTTAGGAAATCAGGCGCTCTGGCTTGTGTTTATCGTGGCAACGGGAACGTGGGGCCTTCTCCCGATGAACCTAGCGCTGTGGGTCGTCTACGGGCGCAATCATATGAAGTGGAACCGGTCATGAACCTTGATCAGTGGATAGCCAGCACAGACGCCTTGCTGGAACTCGACGCAAAGGGCGCGCTCGTCCCGCACGGCATTGGCGGGCATGCCAGTACTCTATTGCAGGAGGCCATGGCCCTTCTCACCCGCTCCGATCCTGCTGTCAGGGAAAGGGTGACAGACGAGATGGTAGAGGCGGCAGCAGCGGTTATCTGGAACGATTGTTTCGGTCGCCACGGTGGCGTTTGGTCAAATCCGGCCCCTGACAGCATCACAGGTATTCAGTTCCGCGCAACGGCCCGCGCAGCCCTCACCGCCGCCCTCCGCACGTCCCCGCCCGAACCAGCGTCGGGGTGGCCCACGCATCGGCACAAGAAGCGCGGCACCGAATACGTGCTGATCGGCTTCGGAAAGATGCAGGCAGAAAACTGGGTCGACCTCAACAACGACAGTGAGCACAAGGTGGATATGCGGGAAGTCGCAATCTACCGCAGTGTCGATGACGGCTCGCTCTGGGCACGGCCCCGCGAGGATTTCGAGGATGGTCGATTTGAAGCCCTCCCCACCCCTCCGGCCAAGGAGCCACAATGAAAAAGCTCGATTTGACAGCCCTCCTTGAGAGGGTGCGGAATGCGACGGGGCCGGATCGGGAGTTGGATGCGGATATCCTGATCGCGCTCGAATGCATTGATGAAGCGCCATGGGACATTATTGTTGGTCGCGATGTGATCAACAAGCTGTCGTCACGGACATATTCTCACCCAGCGCCGATCACCTACTCCGTCGATGCCGCCTTGGCTCTGGTAGAGCGCGTGTTGCCGGGAGGCATGAACATGGTTCTCAAGCTTCAAACGGGCGGCGAATACTTCCATGCGGAGTACGAAACCGATGACGGCGACGTGACGGCATACAACCACCCGTCCCTGCCACTCGCCATCCTCACAGCGCTTCTACTCGCCCTCACCTCCAACCAGAAGGGCAACGATGAAGCCTGAGGACATTACGCAGGAGGTTTGGGACGCGGCGTACAAGGCAGTCTATCGCGGCGACTGGACTGTAGTTGAACAGGTCGCCCGCGCCATCATGGCCGCAGAGAAGCGCGGAGAGGACCTTGTCGAGAGAGCATTTCGGGACGGGTTGGCTTACGGCACCAACGTAATCAGTGCCGATCCAGATGTGGCGTGGGAGCACTCGAGCATCCGAGCCGCCATCCGCAATCGAGGCAAGCCATGAACAGGGTAACGGAGGCTATTTCTCTCGCTAGGTGGGCCTTGTGGGAGTGGGCGTCTTGGATCGCGTGGTGGCTTTGCCCCGATAAGCGGGCGCTAGCTGCCGTTCAAAAGCACGGAACAATCGCGACCAGAGCGGTACTGGATCAGTTGAAGCGAGAGCGGGCCGAGCAGGAGGCCAAGCCATGAAGCCTCGCCCCTCTCATGCCGTCATGGCCTTAGCCATAGCAGTGGGCATCTGCTTAATTTAGACCTTAGGTAGAGTGCCAAGGAACAAGGGCCATATCTTGATAAGTATGGTAGTGAGGATTGACCCAGCAATACCGGCCAATCCTCCCAAAAACATTAGTACCTTCCACCCACCGTCGATACGGTCGAATCTGGAATGGATACCGTCCACTTTCTCATCAATGGTGTGAACATCGACGCGAACTTCCCTAAGGCTCTCCGTAAGGTGCTTCACCTGTTGGGACAGCTCCCCGAACTCGCGATCTGAAATCACTATGCTGCTCATGATCTTTCAACGGCTGAAAAGCCATTAGGTTGTAAATTACTTGCCGCCCAATGGCTTCAGGTTAGGCTTCAAACGACCATACAATGCATATGCTGCGCCGACGAAGGTCGCGCCCTGCCCAATCAGGTCTACCAGCAGCTGTTGATCATCGTAAGCCATTGTGTGACCGGACAGCTGCAGAACGCCTCCCAGGATGGCTACAAACGATCCAATGACTACTCTGGACTGATACCAAGGCTCAGCGTTCATCTTATTGGCGATGACGGGCTCCAGCTCCTTGGCAACCTGCTCGGCAATGTTCGGTGCATTGGAGTTCTGCACCGGGATATCGGATCGGGTTAGTACCTTCTCGATAATGCCGATGATGACGTTTGAGGCGATACCAGTAAGCAGGCTCATTAGAGCGCTCCATTTTGTCTGAGAATGAAGTAGATAATACCAGCCGCACCGAGACCAAACGCAGCCAAGATAGCTGGTACTGGAACCTTCTGATGGGTAGTGCTGACTGGTGTTGACGGATATGGCACAGAAGTTGGCTTGGGAGTATCAACTGGCTTTGGAACTGGCGCTGACTTGATCGGCGTAATGGCTGGGATGAACGACTGAGCCAGCTTGGCAATCTTTGGACCATTGGCTACAACATCAGCATTAACGCAGCGTCGAGCGCCGACATAATCAGTAGTGCTATCGTTGATGTAATCCGAGAGCTTCTTGGTGGTGAACATGCCGCGCATTAGGCCAACAACCAGAGCCTTGGCCGCATACTCGGGTCGCTTGGCCAAATCTGGATACTTAACCAAATCCTCCCCAATCAGCTTACCTACCTTTCCGTACAGACCCTTACCGGTGATCTGGGCATATCCACGACCACGGTAAACCCACCCGTCATTAGGCTCATTGTTACCAAGCTCAGATCGATCCCCATATACTTTGTTAGCCAGAGCCTGAGCCTTCTTCACATATGGCTGTGCAGACGCGACGGTTAGGAAGCGTTTGGGCCAAACCTGCTGGATACGGGCAGCGGAGGTATAGTTCAGGTTCTCAGTCACTGGCTCCATCGACATGCCAGTCTCATGGGCAGCAGTGGCTAGGACGTATGCATACTTACGCACGTCGCCGTCACCGTATTTCTCCCAAGCATCATTGATGGAATTTATACCGTCAACTTGCTCTTGGGATAGCTTACCTCCAAAGACAGAACGTAGTTTTTCGAAATCCATTATTCTTCCTCCCCAATAGGAACGTTATCAGGCATTACCCAAACACCGTTTTCAAGGGTAGCTCCGATGCCTACTTGATCTGGAATATCTTTATCAGCGATAACTTCCACGGATTTATCCCATGGAGTTACGCCATCCCAGACTATGGCATTAACGATCTTGCCAGATTCGATAACATAGTAGGTTTTTGCCATTTTCCGGTCCCTAAACAATGTACTCAGTAATAACAACGATTCCGGCCATGCCATTCCCGCCAGCTGCTGTTGTTGCACTGCCAGTTACTGCAGCACCACCTCCGCCGCCCCCATTAAACGTTGCGGCGAAGCCAGCAGTGGCCGCAAGCCCGGTCAGGGCTCCACGACCGCCACCGCCGCCTAGGGGGCTATTCCCTCCGCCCCCCCCTACTGCGATTAGGATGGCAGAAACACCAGAGGCACCAGATGGGCCGTGGACACCTGGTGAACCTGCAACTGCTAGATCGCCAGTACCCGCTGCGGCACCAAGACCGCCCTGACCAAATGCGCCACTATTGTCGTTTGCGGTTCCGCCGCTACCACCGAGAGCAATACAAAGCGATCCAACGGAGGTTGTGCCGCCGCCAGTTCCGTTTGACCCTAACGCGCCTACTCCAGCGGCCCCGACAGTAACCACCTGGGATGCCCCAACTGCTGCAGCGGTAACGATCTTGCGTGAATAGCCGCCTGATCCACCACCGCCAGCTCCCAGAGCCTTTGTGGAACCAGCCGCGACAGCGCCGCCGCCGCCGCCACCACCGACTGTCTCAATAACAGCAAAAATCATTCCAGGTGTTGGAGTGTAAGTGCCGCTAGTGGTGAATTTCTGGACAGTGATGGATGAGATTATTCCAAACGCTGTTTTAGCTGCTGCTAAACTAGTAGCACCCGTGCCGCCATAGGCAATAGGCTGCGGGGTATTGAATGTCTGTTCAACATCGGACCAGCCCTGATTGTTCACAGCGCTGGGAATGGTCGTTACCGGCTGCTGCGTATTTTGCGCCCCCGGAAGCGTATAAGTACCGTTTACACCTGAACGAGGCATTGTGTTAGTTCTCCGAACAATCTTTGGTCATTGTTACCATATTCTATCGCCACTGCATACCGTCTGGCGTTTCGACTAGTGATCTTCCACCGCTGGACGAGCCGCGCAATTCACTGCCAGTTCGATCATTGGTAAAGCTGCCGTTAGAGTTAGCAGTGTAAACATTTCCGCCCATCGTATATTGCTGGCCGGGCATGTATGCGCGCCCAGTGGACGTTCCCATGATTGGGGTTGGCGAGATGCGATTAGCGCCACTCACCGTGATCTGTAGCGGCGATTGACCCATTAGCGGGCGCATGACTGGCTTAGGCCGTGGCGCAATAGCGGCCTGCCTCAGAATGGGTGCAGGACGAACTGCAGGGATTGGCGCAATACGAGATGCAGCCATGAGGGGATTAACCCCAGCACCTGGAGCCGTCATCAATCGACCTGCAGGATTCACTGTATCCAGAACCGTAGAGACTGCGAAGTTACCCGGCACAGGAGCAGGTGCGGTTGCTCTAGCTCCGGCCATTGGCGTTGATGGTAGACGTTCAGCCAGCGGATTGACCGGGATTGGGTTCAGGGCCAGATCGGCATTCGTCAGGGGCTTGGGAACGGGTGTAACCGTTGCTCTCTCCATGCTTGCAAAGCTCTGTGGTGGAGATGGGTGATTAGGCACGGCTACACTCTGCACTGTCCGAGTTGCCGGAGCCTGACCAATTGGCGATGAGGCAATCTCTGGGAGCCGAGCCGGAGCAGCGGCAGGAGTTACCGTGGCGCGCTCCTGACCAGCAAAGGACTGCGGTACAACCGTCTGGCTGAGATTACGCGCATTGATACGATCATCAACCGAGGCCGGGGCTGGAGCCACGCGGGATGGCATGCGTTCCTGACCGGCGAATGTCTGGTTCCCACCCATGGACAATGCGGCAATACGCGCAGCATCCGAGGTAGTTGGCTGGGGAGTGGCGAACTGCATGTTGCGGGCGTTGATGCGATCATCCACGCTGGCGGGCGTCACACGGTTGCGCTGGGCTGTGGCTACACGCTCCAGAGCAGACTGCAGCGCCGCATTACCCCCAGTTGGGGAGGTCATGGCGCGGCTAGCGGCCATCAGAGGATTAACCGAGGCTGGATTAGGTGCAGTGCGGCGCGTGTCGAGCTGTGAGGCTACCTGCGGAATATCACCGGGAGGTACTGGGTGGTTCGGATAGAACACATGTCCGTTGCGCTCGATTGTTCCATTACGGTTAACCGAGTTGCTCCAAGAAGGCTTTACCGATGGGGCATGGTAGAACAGCGCACCACCAGTTGGGTCAGGACGAGAGCCGGACACAACCGTATCCAATGCCCGCTTGGCCTCTTGGTATAGAGGGGAGTTAGGGCTGAACTGCTGTGGATTATTCCCGCCCTTCCCGGCATTCCAAGTTGAGAACTGCTTATCCTGCAGAGCTACCTTTGCTGGGTCGTTTGGGAACTGGCCTGAGTTTGCACGGTTGAGGATGACCTGAATAACATCGGCCATACCTTCGGCACCCTCGCCCCTCGCCTCTCCAAGCGCAGTTCGGATTAGGATATCCTGCTGGTATGGTGTTAGCTGCTCAGCCATTGACGGTTCTCATCGTATGAGAGATATTGAGGCGAAGGAGACCAATATGAAAAAGCCAAACGAGTTTAGTCAGGTCCACGATGTTCCCAAGGATTACGTGGATGTTCAGTACACCTACCCGCCAATTCTGAACTGGGAAGGTATTGGACGGTTCACGATCTACATTATGTGCTTCGTCGCCATGTTCTATATCGTTAAGACCGCGATTGGCTTGCTCTAAGATCATAGCGAAGCCTGTCCTGCGAGTAGGGCAGCGATTACCGATTTATCCCGGCGATCAAGGCCCTTGACTAGCCTGTTAAGTTCATTGGTCATCTTCGGCGTTAGGTCGCCAGACATTAGGGCTTCTGCAACCCGATCAATCATTCCTTCGCGGCGGCGAGCCACCCCGCCTGCAAGAACCTTGTCAGCAACTCGACCAGCAGCGCTACCGAACTGAAGATTTCCAGCCTCACGAAGAATGCCGCTATCTGCGCTGGTCTTTAGCTCGTCCTGAGCTGCCCTGAGAACCTGAGTGCGTGAGCCAGATGTGGCAAGGTTTTCAGTAGCCGCTAGGGTGGCTTCCCGATCGATAATGCTCATAAGCTCATCGGCTTTCTCAGCCCCGAACACCTGACGCAACTTATCAGCGTTCCAAGAACCTTCCCCGCGAACGATATCGCGCAGGGCAACCCGATCGTTGGCCTTTGTGCCGATAATACGGTTGATGTCAGCGCGAACGCCCTGAGACAGTCGGATATTCTGCCCTGCACTAGACGATGCCATTTCTTCTACAAGATCAGCAGGATCAAGGGCAGACTTTCCAGCGTCCAAGACAGTGCCGCCACGGTCAAGAGAATTTGCCTGACCGGCGATCTCTGCGAACTGGGCATCAACGTCCTTGAGGCCTGGAACAGATGCGCCAAGGGTATTGTCCAACTCGCGGCGGATATCACCAAGAGCGCCCTTGATCGTTCGGTTCTGCTCAGCCCCAATTAGACCATCCAGTTCGTGACGAACAGACATGATCATCTGAGGATCGCTAATCGGGTTCCCGTTAGCATCCGTAAGTAGGTTCTTAATGTCGCGTAGAGTGGACTTAGTTCCACCCACGGTCTGACCAATACGACGATCAAGAGCATCTACAACCGGGGAAATATCTGTGAATGGGTCATCAGACAGAGCCTTGGCGCGGAATACAGGCTCATACTGACTATTCACGGCCTTACGAGATGCATCGATATCTCCTGCAACCTCAGATAGCCTTGGAGCAGGGCCAATGGCCGCATCCACCCCGGTCTTGATCCGATCATTGGCACCAGCACGACGCCCAACCAAAGCATCCACAACCCGGCGAGAGCCAGCACCTGGAAGGGTTGCAATTGCTGCTGCCTGACCCTGCAGGTTTGGACCAATATCGGCAATACGAGCGTCAGGTCCAAGAGCTGCAACCCTTGCACCAACCGATGAGGGATCAATCTGGTCTCGCTCAAGAGCGCGCGCAATTAGTCGAGACTCTTGGCTAACGGGTTGGGTGAGGACACCGGCTCCGAGGCCGATTAGAGCGCCACCTGCAGCGCCCAATCCAGCATCACGGGCAGCGGCCAGATATCGGTCATTTCCCTCTGCCCCACCAGCACCATAAACAGCACCATAAGCCCCGCCTTCAAGTGCGCCCATTCCAGCCATGCCAAGAGGCGTTGTGGCGCGAGTCACCGGAGAAAGACCACCTAGAGCGCCACCCAAGGCCAGAGCGCCCGTCAGATTGCCGGTTCCTGCTGCTGCTGGATTTAGGGATGCCTGACCGGCCTGCGCCTGCTGGCCCTGACCGTAGGCAGTATTGAATCCCTGCCCAACGTCAAAGCCATTACCCTGAATAGCTGAACCGATGGCGTTAGGAACAGCCAGTGCACCTGAAACAAGCTCATTGCTCAGGTTGCCAGTCATCCCTTCGGCCATACCCGTCTGGAAGGCTGCGCTAGTATTCTGGAACTGCCCCAAAGGACCGGGCAAGGATGAGGCGTATGGATTGCCTTCCACCTGTTGACCGGGCTGCTGGGCTGGCCTAGCGAACTGTAGACGTGCCTGAGCTGCAGCCAGAGAGTTGAAATCAGGCTGTCCAGCAACGTCTGGAAACTTGAACTGCACGAAAGCCTTGATCTCATTCCCCGGCATATCATCTGGGAACTGAGCCAATTGACCATCTGGAAGCCGAATGACTGGCACTACAGCTCACTCCAATCAAGAACTACACCGGGGACGGCTGCAGCGGGCGCTGGAATAACCTGCGCACCACCAGTCGCCGCCTCTGTATTAATCAAAGCTCGTTCCTGAGCCAAGATAGCCTGAGGTGGAAGACCAGCGTTGATGGCTTCAAGCGCGCGACGACGCGAGATTCGTTTCTGCTCGATAACCTGCGGAGTATCGCCGGGGATCGGGAGGTAAACAGAACCATATTCTGCAGTTTCCTGCGGAGTGATTGCTGCGCCCGTATCCTTACGCAAGATTGCCTGCAGGAACTCTTTACCCGCCTGCTGGGCTTGCTGGAACTGTGGAGTCTGCTGACCACGGAGCAGGCCGGTGGGATCGCCCTCGACAGCCCGCATAGCAGGGTTCATCAGTTCAGAACCAAACTGATCGATGATCGGCAGAGCGCCTGCGGCTCGTGTAGAGTATACAGTGTCCTTCGACTGCCCTTCCGTCAGCGCCTTTGCTGGGCCACCCTGAACAATGCTCGTCGTACCATCTGGGTTCGTGGTGATGCTGAGACCGCCGCCCTTCTGAGCTTGGATATAGTCAAGATATGGCAGAGGAGTACCGCCAGCCGCAGCTGTCTGGTCAGCATAGAACTGGTATTCCTGAACATCAGCAGGCAAGCTCTGTCCACTTGTCGGAGCGGTCATGAACTCACCAGTGTTCTGATTGAAGATCGATCCGCCACCAACGTTAAGATATGGGTTAGTAGGCTGGCCCATCTGCGCTAGTTCCTGCTCCAGCTTCTGACGCTGTAGCTGATAAATCGGGTCTTGACGTTCCAATCCGCTATTGAGCAGAGCAGAGGCAATGGAGGTCTGAGCTGGTGACGCCCAAGCAGATGCTGGGTCGGTTAACGCAGCAATAATAGAATTTGGGTCAGAATTAACTGCAAGGTTCGCAAACAAACCTCCAGCTTTCTCCCGACCTGCACTCTCAGCCTCGCTAACACGATTCTCAAGAACTGTACCTGACAGGGCAGCAGCAATATCGGAAAGACCTTCAGCCCAATTTCGTCCAGGAGATGAAGATTGTGCGATCAGCGCCTCTGCGACTGCTCTTTTCCTAGCGGCTTGTTCTGGGCTTGTAATAGCCTGCCCGCCTGAACCCCACTGAAATGGACTTAGTGCCATTTACTCGAACCTCGCAAATTCATCATGAAACTCTAGCGCTGCAAAGATATATTCCTCCGCCGCCTCTTTTACGTCCGAAAACGAACCAAGGTAGGTATGTTTCCCATTATGACGGATTTCAGCCTGCCAGTTTTGCCCCTTTTTATTCCACGACACACCCTTCCAGCCAGAGGTATTGGGACGCCAGCCGCTCTTTCTTTCTCCAGAGTTCTGCTGGTTCTGCTCTTGAGTTGCTAGCCGAAGATTGGAGGCACTATTATCCAGCCTATCTCCGTTGATGTGGTCGACAGGTTGGTTGGGCCATTCTCCATAATGAAGGAACCAAGCAATCCTGTGCGCGAGAATTTTATGTCCCTTGCATTTGATTCTACGGTATCCGCCAGAATCAATGTTCCCTGCAACAGCAGGAGCTCGACCACCTGTTGGTTTACACCAACCAATCACACCTGACTCGGAATTATAAGAAAGATGGGTACGTACATATTCGCTGTACTCTTTCATTTCACCGCCCCCAGCTGAGAAAGCTCCCAATATCGGACCCGGAGGTAACCGCTTTCGTGTGTATCATCCACCAGATCAGGGCGCACTTTCTGCAGCTCCTGAGCTAGAACACCACGCTCACGAATGCCGGTATCAATCCAATCATAGTCATAAATGTTAACGCCAACAGGATGGTCTCCAACCTTGACGATATTGGTCTTGAGGCGTTCGTCCGAGAACATTGGAAGAAGGCTAGCGCCCGCTGAGAATAGACCACCAAGCACACCCTGATTCTGCTGATACTGCCCCATCTGGTTCTGATAGCCCTGATTGGCGATACCAGCCACATCGGTTCCCGCAACACCAGTCTGACCCGTATTGGCGAACTGCGGTCCCTGAACCTGTCCCTGCCCAGACAGAGCGAGGATTTCATTCAATGGGGCTTGGCGAAGTGCCAGCTGGCTCTGAAGCGCAGCGTTGTAGTTCGCAACATTCGCCTGATTGTACGAATTAGACCGGTTGGTCTGGAAATCAGCCAGCTGGTTCTGATACTGTGTCGAGCCGGGACGAATGCCACGGTTGACCAGATCGGTCTCGAACTGCTGGGACTGACGATCCCACGACTTATCCAGCGCCTGATTGGTTACATCGTTCAGAAAGCCCTGCTGCGCTGACCAGTCCAACGGCTGATTGAGCAGGCCGGACAAGCGCCCAGACTGCTCCTGAGCCAGATTGGCAAGGTTCTGCTGGGTCTTCTGACCAGTGTTGACAAGCTGCTGAGAACCAGGAGAAAGCGACTGAGTAGCCGAATAGCGCGGCGTACCGTCTGCCCATGTCCCGTTCTGCGTATAGTTGAGCGTGTTCCCCAGAGAATCTGTCTGGTTAACCATGTTGAGTTGGGACTGAGCAATCGCTGTGTCGCGGTTACTGGCAGTCTGGCTTTGGGCTATAGCCTGCGGGTTCGGGGCTGAGGGAGCGCACATATCTAATCTTTCCCGGAGAAGGTATAAACCATGGTTTCGGCAACAGGCTTGAACCCCATCCGCGCCCAAATCTTCCCTACACGCAAATCGGTGACCGGAGAGATATTAACTCGCTTGCAGCCGCGTCGTTCTAGTTCGGCAAGAATGAACTTCACCAACTTTCGTCCAGCGCCGTTTCGGTGATCCTTCTCCATGTAGATGGTATCCTCGCTGGCGATAAGTTCGGAGTTGTGCATGTCTTTGGTCACCCAGACGTTAGAATACCCTACAACTGTTCCATTATCCACAACAATGAACGTCAGCATCAGGCCGCTGTCCATGGCGGAGAAATAGCTTTCGAGCTGCGGGTTATAATCCCCGATCTCGATTCCATCACTCTCAAGACGCTCCTTCATCTCGGCATAGTGGCGCTGGTAGAGTGGGTCCAAAACAGGATGCCACTCATGTCCATTCACCATGTGGAAATCATACGCCATATCCGCCCTGCTGTGTGGTGTGGAGGAGCATTACGAGTTCGATGTTCGGGGTATTCACCCCATTGACCGGAACCTGCAGCTGCATGGAGAACACGCGGCCCGTGCGGCCAATAGAGTTCTGACGGGTGTAGACCGAATATTGAACCTCACCAGCATCCCACAACGCTACGTCCCACAGGCCAATGTCCCACAGGCTGGATGGCGTAGTATCAGGGATGACGTTAGGCGAGATTGGGAACTGCTGGTCATAATCCACTGAGGCGCTGAGCCGGAACGAGAATGGCCGCGTGGTATTGAACACAGCCTGCGCCTGCTTGACCGACTTGGTAGTTCCGGGAATGCCAAGATGATCCCAGGCAAAAGCCGCCTGCGCCTGATAGGGCATGCCGTTATCAGTGCCCCCTACCTCTGCAGCCCGTACCGTTCCATCATTGCAGCCGAAATACATCTGACCGTTGTGGATGGTGAAGCAACGATTGTCCCAACCGTCATAGATAAACAAAGCGCCGCTCTTGAGGTTTCCCCCAAATGTCAGTTTCTCCTGAACGTCATTGACCACCGGCACGTTGACATAGAACGCATCCTGATTATCCCACTTTGCAATTTCCCATGGGATCGTGCGGCGGTTCATAGCCGCCTGTTTCCAGTCAGGTTCAATGTTGCGCGAGATGGCATCCAGCCCCAATGCGGCAGGGTCTTTCATACGGGCGGCAGAGACAGGGACTAGGCCCATCTCCGTTGCGATGATGATATCGCCACCTGCGCGCATAAAGGCATTCTTGCCGAGAGGCCGGGAAATGTCATAGACGTTGACCAAGCCCCAATCAGTGCCACCGGGGAACGAGCCAGCGAACACGGCCACTTCTCCCTCAGTGGACATAACCACTAGATAGGCTTCCATGGCGTTGGCCCCGCTCTCACTGGACCATGTAGCGCTGAACAGGATAGAGCCGCCCTTGGTGAAGATGCCGCTGAGGTTCAATACAGATGCAGCACCACCGATGGAATCAACTGGCAGATACCAGAGATTGAGTGAACCACCCTCAACGAAGTACAGGCGGTTTCTGTAGACATTCACCTGAGAGAAAGTGTCTGTGGAAACTCCGGTGATTGCAGGAGAGGACACCGCATCGATAGGCGTCCATGTGGTGCCATCATTCAGTTGGGCACGGTCTGTGCCGTTCACTGCGTACAGATAGCTGCCGCCAGTCGTGCTGAAATTGATCGATGAGTAATAGTTTGAGGTCTGTCCCGTCACCACTGGAGTAGGAGGAACATTCGGGTCAACCACTGAGGTCAGGGGAAAGATATTACCATCCGACGCGCCGTAGAACTGCCGAGTAGGTCCTACATACGACATGAGGCTTTCGACTGGGGCAGTAGCGCTTAGAGTGGCGTGAAGAGCATTACCGCCTCGAACCTTGATGCCGGTCAGTGTAGGACGCCAATTGCGCATGGCAATAGCTGTCCCCGGCTGCATAGCACCGATGTTCTGAGATGTGACAAGCCCGCCGATGGGGGCGGGCAGCGGCTTGGGTTCAATCAGTGGACGTTTAGGGGATTGCGTAACCCTCGCCATGCGGCCTACGAGCGTCATGGGAACGACTGTCCTGTTGGGAAGCGACGGAAGTTACGGCCACTAATGATCGTCTGCCGTGCCCCTGGATCACGGAAACGAAGACGCTCCAGATGCTCAGCATACTGAGCCAGTTCGGCTTGGAAGTCATATCCCTTGGTCTGCTTCCAGTTCCAGATAATTGCTAGCTTCAGCAGCTCATCATTTAGAACAAACTCGTCAGTGTCAGCGGTGAATTTGGTCGGGTCTGCGCCATCAACAATGTTCTTGCTGATGTAGCCGTAGTTCAGATTGTTGCCCGTGCTCATGACGGGAAGGACGTTTAGATTGCCCCCGAACACGCCCCAGCGCGGCTGCCATGTCTCAATGTCGTAGGACAGCAGAGCCAGCCACTGGTTGAAGTCCGCGACCTGCTGGGTGGGATAAAACGTGAAGGATGGCCCCCAAAGGTTCGCATCCTTGACCATGCGGCTATAATCGCTAGGGAGAGGAAAGGCCGAGGTTACGCTATCTGCAACGATAGTCGCGGTCTTGATAAGACGCTGCCAGTCGTAATCATCCAGAATCTGGTCCGCGGCCCGATTGACCACATCACCAAGTTCCAGAGTGGTCCGGTTCGTGTTGGAGTAGAGTGTGTTAGGCTGCTCAAGATCGAGGTAGAGGCAGGCTGACTGCACGATGCTTAGAATGGTCATATCCTGCCTCTAGTGGATTAAGCTGCGGCTTCGGTAGCGTTCTCAAGGTCTCGGAGCATGCCAACCAGAGTGGGACGGCTTGGATTACCGCGCGGGAACGAACCAGTAATAATCTTGATGCGGTTCTTCAGCTCACCATCATCAAGGTCCTCATAAGGGTAATTCGTAGATGGGAGCGGCGGATTGATAGCGGATGTCTGATCATGCGTGGGATGCAGCGTACCGTTAGCCTCTGCTGCAGACAGGCGAGCCGTAAGGGCTTCAATCTGCGCACGGAGACCGGCATCAACCGATGCAGGACGCTTGGCCAGGAATTCCTGAGCCAGTTCCTTGAGGCGATAGCCATGGCCACCGAGGCGGGCAATGTTGCGCTCATCGAACTGCGCCAGACCTTCAATGGAGAAAATCTTGATAGCGCGAAGATCGGCAATGCGGGATGGGTTCAGGAATGGGGCTTCCTCTAGTGCGGTGCCGCCTGCGGTCTGCGCAGAGCCTTCCTTGAACTGTTTGTACTGTTCCGGCCAGCGGTCAGCATAGGTAATTTCTTGGCCATAATCACCCTTTACCCAAACCTCTTTAGCGAGGAATACAGGAGTGAAACGGCTATTACCGCCGATCAGCACACGCACACATTCCATGCCTTCATGCATGAAAAACTGCGGGGCGACAGCATTGTCTTCGTTGGCTCGGAATGCGGGGAGATACGGATCGGTCATTGGGGTTCCTGTCTGAGGGGAAGCAGGCGGGACCATAAGCCCCGCCCATTGGTTTAGTTAGGAGTTGCGCCACCAGGGAGGGCCTTCGAACGGGCATAGAAGTATGCGTTGTTCGGGATAGCCGCCACAGGGGTCACATAACCACCGGGGCCTGCCGTGGCGACCCAAGTGGTTTCATTGATTGTCAGCGCAGTGTTCGCCGTAGCGAAGGCAGCGCCAGCCTTGACGAACACATAGTAATGGCCGTCAGAGCCAAGCTCAGGGTTTCCAAGAAGAGGGGTAAAATCGATACCACCGGGAGTGATCCAGCCCGCGTACGAAAGCTCGAACTGGTCAACATCTGGGCCAAGATTAGGAGTAGTGCGGAATGCCATTTGTAGTTCTCCTTAAGCCGCTGGGTTGCTGTCGATAAGACGCCAAGCGTACTGAGGATCACCCAGAACGAACTGACCAAACCACACAAGGAAGTTTGCTATGGCATCTTGATTAATTGGCATAGCCCCGTCGCCGTCGAACAGCATATCCATGTTACGGTCTGGATGCTGGTACATGTACAAGTCATCAGCGCGCAGGCCGTAGGTGGTATTTGCTGGCATGCTGGAACGGATACCAGCGGCAGGGATCACTTCAGCAGTGAAGCCAGCACCGGCAAATTCCAGGGCAGGGAAGCCAAGTCGACCAATACGGCCCGTCGAGGTAACGCGCTGATGAGCCACGAGCGAAGCGCTGAACGCCTGGAAATGCTCAGTCGAAGCGATCAGGATATCAGCAGCCTTGTTGCCCTTCGAGCGCTGAAGCAGAATGCGTTCATAGATTGGGCGAATGGTCGTGCTATCGACCTGAGTACCCAGATCAGGGAAATCGGTCTGAGCATCATAGGTCGTGGTACGCCAGATAGCATTGGTAGCGCGGTCGATACCACCATACACACCGGTGTTAGTCACGATAGGCAGAGCAGCGCCAAGACCAACGAGTTCACGGCCATTCGAGCCGGTGCCGCTGGAGTTGATGCCGATTTCCATGGTGTCCTGCATGGAGCTAACGGCGCTCTTTTCGTATTCCTCGAACAGATCGATGATCTGGGCGCGGCCACGGTTCACCAACAGTTCAGTACCAGAGAAACTGATAGGAACGGCGATGTTCGTGGGAACGAAGAAGGCGTCGTTGAACAGCTCAATCGGGCTGTTACGCAGCTTGTCATAGCCAGTGAAATACTGACCAGACTGTTTGTTGATCTGCAGGTGATGGCGAATTTCCGGACCATAGAAAGACCGGACGTTCCCCTGCGCCTTAATGATCGCAGTAATTGGGTTGTTGTTGAAGACCAGTTCAGTAATCCCCGGCTTCCGCATGGCCATGGAGGCCGAAAGAAGCTGGCGATAGTGACGGTCAGTAGTGACTGCCATGTTAAATCCTTATCAGATGCCGAGCTGACGCATTGCAGCGTCTACAGCATCGCGGGTGTTGAGAGTTGCACCTTTTGGCGAAGATGGGCTGCCATTGGGTGCGCCTTTAATGGATTTTGCGCCAGCCGGGTTGAGCGGCCTGTCTGCGGATGCTGCGGGTTTGAGCCGCCCATTGTTGTCTTTGGCATACCCATCTGGATTAATCCGAACGGCCATGTCGTAAGCTGCCTCCAAGCGTTCTCGTTCGCTTAGATTTGACGATATCTTATCACTGTTCCAGAAAAGAGCAATATCGGAACGTAATTCATCGAAACGTTCAAAGCCTGGAGTACGGCGAATTTCAGCGAAAAGGCCATTCTCAACCTGAGAGATAGCATCTTTCTCTGCCTGCTCTTGGAGGCGCTGTTGTTCGCGCTCCTGCATCTGCTGTAGCTGAGCGGTCAACTGCTGGACAGTCTGGCCCAGCTGGTTAGTCTGTGCCTGCTGTGGATTCTGCGCTGCCTGTTGAGCCTGTCCCATAATATGCTGGGCATACTGCTGGGGAGTGACGCCAATGGACTGCAGGATACGGGCAATCCCGTTGACAGGATCGGTCTTGAGCTGCTGGTCAATGGCTACATAGTTGGCCAGAGCGCCTTTTAAGGTCGTACCAGCGGTCTTAGCCATATCCTCAAACTCACGCAGCTCCTTGCGGAACTCATGGCTTTCCCGATGCTCATTCAGGCCCTTCTCCATCTCGGAGAAAGCGCGCGTCACTTCTACCCGTACATCTGGGTCAACGTCTGCCCACTTTTCCTTGGCGCGAGGCAGAAACCGAGCAGGCGGTTTGTCTAGATCACGATCCTCAGACGACCGTTTAGGCTCGCCATCCTGCTCGGTTCCGTCTTCCTCTGTCTTTGCAGCAGAGGGTTCATTGTTTTCTGTTTCCGCCTTAGCCTCATCGGGCGCGGCAACTTCGGTCTTGGCAAACTTGCCATTCTCGGCGCGCGCCTTCGGTTCAGCCTTGGCTTCTTCCTTGTCGTCGCGGTCATTGCCGATCTTGGTGCCTTCCTTGGCCTCAATATCAGCAGCAGCCTTTTCCAGGGCTTCGCGGCTCGTCATAGGCTTTACTTCGGCCACAGGCTTGGGCTCCGGAGCGTCAGGCGTATAGCTAAGGCTCTGGGGATCGGCCCCAATATCGATTGCGAGAGAGTTGTTTTCGTCGGTCATTTGATGAATCCTGTCTGAGGGGATTGGTTGATTAGGTGATGTGATCGAATTCACCGCGCGATACGGCGGCTTCGGCCTTAGTCACAGCCAAGGCAATATCTTTCTTGTCTGCGGTCTTCGGCTTATGGTTTGGCGTCAGGTATTGGGTTTCATTCCCAACCTCTACGAATTCCTTGCCGCGAGGATTATTAGCGGCCTTATAGCTCTCACGCATAGCAGCCTTGCTGGTGTAAATCTTACCATCGGCCATAGAGCGCAGCGGAGGCGTGTCATCGCTGCGCATGATCTGTGGCAGGCATACGGGAGCATCCCTGTTGAATGGCTCAACTAGGCCTGTATCGTGATTCAGAAACCCGTCCGGGGTAGGCGTATACTTCGTCAAATCAACCTCACTGCGATAGGCGCAAACTTTGCCAGGAGAATAGCACAGGCCAGCACCGATGCCCTTGCTCCAATCCAAAATCCAATGCGCATTAGCTTCTGTCCGTCTGAGAGACTTTGGCTCATTATCCCTTATCCTAGTGCTTGATCGGTTGCGGATGAAATTGTTGCAGTTGTCCCTTGGGTTCTGCGAAGGGCCCAAAACCAGCCAACAGGAACCCATGCAGATAGCTGGTTCCTCTGCCCTATACCCAGTCCAATAGCCAGAGCAATGCCGGTAACAGAAGCACGGAAGGTTGCTACGGCAGTCCCGCCAGTTCCTGCAGCTACCTGAGCCTGTACTGGACCGATGCGCAGTTCAACCGTGTCAGCCTGTGTACCGACGACCGTTACCGTATAGGCTGCGTCGATCATGGCGCTAATGAAGCTTGGCTTGGTTGGGACTGTCGTAGCGTACGCAGTACCGAACGCGGGGCTCACCACAACAGGAGAGCTAACGATAGCTGGACCAGCGGGGCCGGTTGCACCGGTATTACCAGTCGCGCCAGTGTTGCCCGTCGCCCCAGTCAGACCAATCGGGCCCTGAATGCCTGTGGCACCAGTAGCTCCTGTTAGGCCAATCGGCCCTTGCGGCCCCTGCGCTCCAGTTCCTCCAGGGGAGCCGGGGCTGCCCGGTGTTCCGGTTGCGGGGTTAAAGAATACAATCCCGATCTCAGAGTTAAGCGTCGTCATACTTGACCTCGCTCCAGAACCAGAGTTCCGCCTAGTGTCCCATTGGAATCTAGATTGACGATGAGCGCCTCACCAACATCACACCGCATCAATGGATGGCCTCACGAGCGAATGAGAGGGTGCCGCCATTCTGCATATAGAACGGACCAAGGCGCACTTCATCATCCGACTTGCCGCTGATCCCCATAGTGCTACCGTCAGGAACGCTGCAGGTCAGCAAAACACGCGCCACGGAAATCCATGTACGGGCTTCTGCCGGGATAATGACATGATCGCCTGCGCCGGTAATGTTGACCGATACCGACTCCATGTTAGCTATTACCTCGAATGCTCTTTTTCATCTCGATGAGGTCGCTCAATCCCATGACGATCAGGCTAATGGCCCAATTAATTTCTTCCTCAGTTTCGAGGTACTGCATGTCCCTATCGACTGTAATCTTACCGTCAGTCTCAATCGTTATCGAGACCGCGAAGTGTCCGGGAGATTCCCGATAGTCATTCAGCTTTACGATCTTGTCATCCATTGCCTAGCCCCACTTTCCAGGGATTGGGTTTCCGCCCACCAAGTCCCAGGCGTTCGTGCTAGCGTTCCACAGGAAAATATAGGTCATTGTGGAGCTAACGACCGTAGTGGCTGGTAGATCGCTGCTATAGCGTGAGTAAACTGCGTTCCATGTCAGGGCGCGGGTTGTGCCGTTATCCCTGATGCGGATGATAAGCTGCTGACCATCAGTTGGCATACCGCTAGGAGCCGTAATGGAAAGGGCTGCGGCCTGAGCCGTCACCGATACGATATCAAAGCTATCGCTATTGGGCGTAAGAGTGGCCGTAGTGACGATTGTCGAGGCGCGCGGAGTAATGCGCTTGTTAGTCAGCGTCTGCACACCTGCAGGCTGTACTGCCGTGTCAGCTAGGCTACCCTGAGCAGCCGTAGCAAAATCAGTTACGTTAGCCGTCGCAGCTGTTCCCAGACCCGTAATGGTGCCAACGTCCTGCGTCCCGGTCTGATTGGCGCGCGCAAAGGCATCGGCCTCAATCCCTTGAGGATCGTACACAACCTTGGTCATGTCGCCAGCGCCAGCGGCTACCCATGCAACATCGAAGTTAGCAGGGCTTACTTTGGCTAGAACTTCATTGGTATTTCCGCCAACAGGCAGGCCCTGCTCGTTCGTCACCAGATCGTTGCGAATCGTCAGGTCGCGAGACATAACACCAGAAGTTCCGCCGTTTGGCAGGCTGGCCACAAAGTCCCGGAGAGTACGAGTTGGTACGTCAACCATTCCATTCACCTATGAGATAGTTGCCGTCATCATCGGTTAGATACACACCGTCATCGTCGGTAAGGAACTGCCATCCCAGAGGCGGCTCTGGAAGGCCGTCACCGAGAACGCCAGGATACGCGATTACAATGCTGAGACTGGAAACCCTAGGCATTGGCCGCTTCCTTAATCGCCCTTGCATCATGCAAAGCATTATGAGGAACGGCAGATGCCCCCGATGACAGGTTCATATCGAGGACCAAATTGCAGCTATAATTAAAGCTTTCTGTGTGGTCTCGACCCTGAAACATTGAAAGGAAATGGTGCAGGTCTGTGTACCAATCGGATACAATCGTTGGGCTGTAAAACTCCGTCATGAAATCCCGAAACGAGGCTCTAAGTTCGCCGCCAAACCCGTTAAATTCGCAGTCGATATAAATGTTCATTTCCCGTCGCCTCTAGGTTTCAATGCCGCCTGCTGCCGTGCGGCTTCCCGGTCAACGGCCTGCTGGTCTAGCTTGGCGTATTCCAGAGCCGTCATCGTCGCCAGTTCATCGCGGCGGAACTGCTCATCGGCTACGAATCGAGCATCCTCATTCATCTGCCGCTGTGCTTCTAGTGCGGCTTCTGCCTCAAGGGTCATGGAGGTTGTCTGCGTATCAGCAGAAAGCTGGGCTTCCTCACGGGTAACAGCCACCTGTGCATCAAGCTCCTTAGCCTGCGCATTGGCCTGCGCCTTGATCTGCTCTTTGATCGCTTCAGTCTGGGGCTTCTGCTGCATCTCGGCCGCGCGCAACTGCAGTTCCTGCTCTTTCAGGCCAATCTCTGCCTGTCGGAACTGGCCGTCCTGCTGGAGCTTCTGACCCTCAATGCCGATCATGGCTTCCTTGTACTTCGCCTCTGCAGCGTTCTTTTCCGCATCGGGATTAGGCTGCTGTGGCATGTTCTCCAGGCTCTCAACCCACTCGTCTACAAGCCCCTGAAGTTCACGGCCTGCGCGATATGGACCAAGCTGGAACTTGATCAGCCCACCAGCCAGCTTGGCGCCTGCAGGACCGCTCATAGCCAATGGAGCAAGGGCTTGGGATGCGGTAACGAAAACCTGCATGAACTCGTTTCGGCTTTCCTTCTCCGCCTGCTCATCAGGGTAGATGGTGCTGTCCGTCTCGATGTCGAACACGAACGGCAGAAGCTTCTCATCATCCAGAAGCTCTTTAACCTGCTCCGTGGTGACGGTCTGGCTTAGCTTGGCAATCTGCGGCTGATACTTGCCGATGATCTGCTGTTGAGCCTGCTGGAACTGTTGCGCGGCGGCTTGTGGATCAGCGCCTTCGGAGTTCTGAAGAGCTTCCTGAGCCTGCGTTGCCAAGCCTTCAAGCTCCTCACGGGCAGCCTTCTCAAGCTCCTTGATCTGCTTCCTGATCTCAGCAGCCGTGGGCAACTCCATCTGGCTCATGTCCAGCATGGTATCGAAGTTGAATTCCTCTGCCATGATTTCGACCATGATGCAGACGGTATCGCGCGCAATGCGGATCAGCTCGTTAACCCGGTCGCGAATACGGACAGAGCCAAACTGTGCCTTGAGGGTCTGAGCCTTGGCGGTCTCTGCAGCCTCAGTGTCACCGCGCATAATGTCGGCGATACCAAACAGCTCCTGGACGTTACCGATGATTTCTCGGCGCGCTTCAACAGCTGACAGGATAGCCTGCGCCACCATATCGATCGGAAGCCATTCGACCTTAGCCCCATCGGACAGGCTCATAGCCGGTACAGGGATCATCATATAGCTGGCGTCATCCGACCGGAGCGCCATTTCGATAGCGTCACCAACTTCCGTACCAGCCGGGATAATTCCCTTGACCACAAGCTTTTCGCAAAGGTCATGGATACGGGCTGTCAGGCTGTTGATGGTCTCAAGCTGATCTTCGATATACGATATATCGGGAACCGGGATCAGCGAGGCGCGCTGCATCGTCCCATAGGCCGGACGCGGGCACGGGAAAAAGCCCTTGAGCTTCAGATGAGGTTCTCCGCTGTCGAGATAGTCAGCACAGCCCTCAGAGACCCAGTAAACCTTGCCCTCGTCCTTATCCCATACCTCATAGAATGGCGCGGTATCCTCGATACTCACCCATGTGCTGTCGTCAAATCGGTCGCGATGCGTTCCCCAATTTGCATTGAGGTACATATCACCGGAATATTCGCTGAACCGTTCCCGCGCTTCTTCATGGCTCAGCCAAGCCTTGCGCCATACCTTGCCAACCTCTGCCCATTTACGGGCTGCAGAGTGGCCGAAGTCCTTACGGTCAAGATGCTCAATGCAGACCTTCTGGCCCTTGTCGTCATCCTCGAATGTCAGCCAGATAACGCCGCGCGCGTTGATGACCAGATCATCACGAACGCCGAGCATAACCTGATCAATATCGCTCTCATCAAAACCAGCAATAGCGCACCGTTCCAGCAATTCGCTGGTGATGCGCTTGACGGCCTTACGATCCTGGAACTTGGGGGTAACGACCGGAACAGGTGGACGGCTGTAGATCGATGGCTTGATAACCTCAACAGATGCCCAGAACAGGTTGTACTCACGATCAAGGAAGCGATCCCCAATCATGTCTAGGCCAGACAGGCTCTGGAGGCTGGAGTAAAGCTTATCAATACGGTCGCACTTGGTCTGCCAGCGTTCCATCCGTGTTTCGGAGTTGCTGATAACCTCAAGAATGCGTTGGGCGGAACGATCCTCCCCAACGCCAATGTTATCGTACTGTACGTATCCCTCAGCCATGGATTAGGCCGATCATGCAATAACTGCAGCGGTCGGAAGACTGGTCGCGACTACCGTATTACCCTGCGAAGTTCCAGATACGCGGACCGTGATAGTCTTGCCAATGTCGCCAGTGACCGGAACATAGGTCGTGTTGGTAGCGGCTGCGATGATAACGCCGTTAGCGTACCACTGGCGGGTAAATGTCGGGGAACCTGTCCATGTGCCGTTTGTGGCTGTCAGCGTCTGACCAACCTGCGCCGTCCCGGTAATGGCGGGGAGAACAGTATTGCGGGGCCCGACGATGAACGGTGCGATCTTGAGCGCAAGGACGCTATCCATCGATAGCTCAGTTGCAATACGCTTGGTGAATGTTCCTGAGGTGATGGAGCCAGCCACATAATCGGCCAGCTTAGGGATCATCCCCAGCGCTTGGAGACGCCGTGTATTGCCGCGTGAGGCTAGAAACTGACGCTGCAGCTCAAGCGCGCTTTCAGTGTCAACGCCGTATGCTTGGAGCTTCTGAGCCGTGCTTAGAGGCATGATTGTGATCCTGTCGCGCAACGATGATGCGACACTATCATGCGTTCCGTTAACAATCAACGGGCCAAAGAAAATCCCACCAACCGTTTCCAGTCAGTGGGCTATAAAGGCCCTGAGGGTGGTTTCAGATGCGCAGATAATAACGTCGCCACTAGCCCTCAGTGGCTCCGCGCACCGGCCTTAACTCAATGGAGGGTTAGTAGCTAATTCATGGATATCTCTCAGCCCGCTTACCTGAGGAAGTCCATCGATCAACTTGTTGATTACAGCAATCTGGCTGCGTCGAACGATCTCCTCAACCGGCATCCACTTATCCTCAATGCGGATGAACTGCTTGCCGTCTGGATGGGTGGTGATTGGATATTCCTCGGTCATGCCAATTCCTAATCTGGACTTTTGAATCTTCGTTTCTTGCAAAGCCTGCAAATCCATTCATCTCTTTTTCCACCCAAGAGAATTATTTCATCTCCATATATTCTTCGGTGGAACCATTCATGATCGCAGAGCTTGAATGGCCATATCAATTGTCAGAACCTTATGCGATCTGCTTTGCGCCGATGTGGGGGATGTATTTCGATCGGCTAGCAGGAGAGCCAATGTATCGCTCCTCAACGGGTCCGCTGACGGTCTCTACGTAGCTCCCATACAGTTTCCAGCGGTGCTGCTGCGCTCCGGCTGTTGATGGACCATTGAACTCAATCCACGGAAGATCTGTTTCTTTCCAAGCCTGACGGCGAGCTTGACGGTAGGTAGATGCGTGGCGTGCCATATTTCAGGTCTCCTTGTTAATTGTTTGAGGGCCTTGCACCCTCTCGCCCACCTATGGGTGTCAACGGTCGATCAATAGGTGTGCCAAACCACCATCTAGTGCGGTGTCAACGTAACGCTTCCTTACGATCACTCACCTAGTTTGCCGTGGAAGCGCCAATAGAATGCCCCTCAACTCGTTTCCAAGTCAAGGGGCTATAGGTTGAATCCGAACAGCACCTGATACAAAGCGCCGTCCTCCATATCACCCGGCAGGCCAGACAGGCGCACCCATGTATTCCCGGAGATCAGTTCAATCTCAAACGAAGGCATGACGAATCCGCCAATGGATACCTGAAGGCCAGCCAGCTCGCTCTCATAGTCGCCTTGGAACACGGCTAGGAACACGCCGGAGTTCGTATCATCATAAAATGCCAGGAGAGTGGTGACAGCCGTGGGCTGCGGATTAACGGTGCCGAACGCGGGCTGCGGACGAGTTGCGCCGCCATCAGAATACCCGACCCACTGACCTTCTGCGCCAGCGTTCAGGTCCATGGCGACAAACCCGAAATCAATAGGCGTATATCCATCAACGATGAATGGCGCTCCAAGGTCGCTAATGACGATAGGGGTTCCCTTGCCATTCTCGGCAACTGTCATCAACGGGGCATTGCTCAGTACAGGTTTCACCGGGAAGCCATGCCCATTACCTGTGATTATAACCGGGAAGCCTTTTGGTGGCATGATAAATCCTGTCCTATTGCGCGCAGGTTAACTCTATAGCGACTAAATGAAAAGCCCCTGCCGGTTAGGGCAGAGGCCGTACATGGAGCCGATTGCAGGATTCGAACCCGCTACATCCGAATTACAAAGACGGCGCTCTACCAAATGAGCTAAATCGGCAATCTTGGAGCGGGACGTGGGACTTGAACCCACCTCAAGAGCTTGGAAGGCTCTACTCGTCCCTGACGGACCCGCGTTATCTACTTCTTATCAGCAATCCCGCCCTTGCGTCCATTCCCATCATGGTCGAGAGGATGCGGCGCGCGATCACGAACCATAGCGTTCTGGCGCTCAACAGCTGTAGGCATATCTAGCGGGTCAGTTACCTTGTTGTCTGCCGCCCATTGCTCAATGATGCGGCTCTTGAGGCCTGGGTTGATGTTCTCAGGGATGGTGTTCATGTCTCCTTCGACAAAACCCACGCGTTTGAGGTCCGCAAGTTCCTGATCGGTCAGCTTCTGTGACTTGGCCATTATAGCCTCCTATGGTTGATGGTGTCTAAACGCGCGGGATGGGCTTGAGTTCAGTCACATTTCCATACGGCTTCCACCACTGCACCGGATCACGGTTGATAGAATATGGGAGGCTAGGAACCCGGCCCTCAACATCAGCCTGCGCATAGATATCAGCATGCCGAACCATCAACTCTCGTTCTAGACGCTCCAGACCATAAGGCTGCAGTCTATCCATCACTTATACCCCTCGATAATCCGTTTACGATCTGCGGCCATCTCTGTAATGATGCGGTCTCTAATGGTCATTTGTCTCAGCCTTCTTCTTGGCTCTGTATTCGCGGGCCTTTGCAGCCTTATAGGCCCGCATATCGGTTATGGTCTTGGGACGGCCTACTGGGCGTTTCATTTCTTCCCGCATGGATGCAGCAATTGCCTTGGCCTTCAAAACAGCTGAATGCTCCTGCTTGATAAATGCGCGAGTCACTTCATCCTGTGCAGCTTTCATCGGTGCTCATCCGCAACTAGAAATTGTCGGCTTTTGGGCTTAACTTTGCGCCACGCCTCGAAACCATCTTGAAGTCGCCTTGACTGCATTCCGCCCATTAGCTCTACGTGGGCAGTAGAAATATGCCGCAATCGTAGATATCTCGCCCAATCATCATCGATTGTCATTTAGATTTTCCCTTCAGAACACATGATGGCAACTCTGACGCGTTCTAGTGGGTAAGGCTCACAGTTTGGTTCACTGCGGAATTCCAAATAGTCGCAAGCAGCTTTAAGCGCGCCCAAAAGCTGCAATCGGTCCTTCTCAATGGCCTCCAGCAAATCCGCTGTGTAACCGGAGTTTGATCCGCCCTGCTGCCGAAGGAAATTAACATGGGCAAGCGCGTCCCAATCCTTACTCATTCCGCGACCGCCTTCAGGGCTTCGGCTTCAGTCTTGAACTCACCAACAAGCGCCACGATGTGGCCGTTAATTGCCTTGCTGGCATACCATTCGTTGGTACCTACATCGAACCAGGCCTTGATGGTTACCGTTGCGTCGTTAATATCAAGTTCAAACATTTGCTCTCTCCGTGTTGATATGATCAATATATTCAACGCATGGAAAGAATGCAAGCACTTTGTTGAATTAATTATTGCCCGTCACGAGCTTTCTTACGACGAGCATTCATTTCGCGAATGGCTTCCAGACGCATCTATCGTCTCCCTCGTCTGATCTCTAGCTGTGGTGGGGTGATGAGCAAATCATCGCCTTCCTCTGGCTCTGGAATAGGATCGGGAAGCTTCCTCCCTGTCATCATCCTGTCGAGAATCTGCCCCACCAATCCAAGGGCGTCAACCTGATCGTCATGCACACCCACCGGGAAGCTCATCATCTCACTAATCAGCTCTGATTTAAAGGGCGCATCTTTGTGAAGGTAAAGGCCCAGGCTGGCAATACGGCCACGGAAACTCTGCGCACGAACGGCCTTGTCGCCACGCGTCGGGAACTGTTCACGCGCCACATAGGCCTCACGCTCAATCATGCTGCGAACCAGGAATGGGCCAACCGACCCCTTGATTTGCCCCTGTTCCTCAGCCCATCCCATCGGGGACCATTTCTTCACCAGATCACAGAATGCCTCAACCCACTTGTCCGAGCTGGCCTGCTGCCGCCACAGGTCCAAAAGATAGATTCGGTTCTGAGGATCGATGCCAACCACTGCATGGACCGTATAGTCGCCGCCACCCTGCGTTACCGCGTAGTCCGACCCACCGTAGACGCGCAGAGTTTCACGGGGCGGCATATGCTCAACCTCGTGTACCCACTCACGCTTGAAGTAGTCGCCTGTCTCAGGGCTAGGGCGCTGCTGATATAGAGCAGACCAGTCACGAGCAGGCAGGGCGCGCTTGATACGCTCCAAAGCCGGGATATCATACTGATCCGGCCAGAGCGCCTCTCCGATCTCTCGACCAATCGGGTCATTGGCCTCTGCAATGGCAGGCAGGTCAACGACAACCCAACCCTCATGCTTATGCTCATCCTGAAGCCAACCTGCCAGATCATCCTCATGCCAGCGCGTCTGGATGACGATAATAGCGCCACCCGGCATCAATCGAGTATATGCCGTTGAGGTGTACCAATCCTTGGTCTTCTTGCGGATAACCTCAGATTCAGCCTCTTCACGGTTCTTGACCGGATCATCAATGATCAGGAGATGCGCTCCACGGCCAGTTAGAGGTCCACCCACGCCAACAGCGTAGAATGCACCTTCGCGGGTTGTCTTGTACTCGTAACCACCATCAATCAGATCGCCAACGTCGCTCTTGATGCTGAAACGCTTAGCGCTACGGCTATCTTGAGAAACAGTCACGCCTGGGAAGATGGACTGGAATGACGGGTCTTCCAGCTGCGCCTTAACCTTTCGACCAAAGTCGTCAGCCAAGTCTTGAGCGTAGGTTGAGATGACAACGTACTTGTCAGGGTTGCGACCGATGTACCACGCTGGGAAGAACTCGCTGGCCTCCATGGACTTCCCATGACGAGGTGGCACTGTGATCATAAGACGATCTATCTCCCCACGCTCCACACGTTCAAGATACTTCGCAATCAGGATGTGATGCCGCCCAAGCTTGTACCCTGGCCACTGATATGCGCAGTAGCTGACGAGACGCGAGAATGCGTAATCCTCTGCGGAGAGGGCGTCAGTGCGGGGAACGTCTAGGGATAGTGTGGTCATTCAGTTTGGGGCATCCCACCAAGGCATTTTAGATGCACGTACTGTCATCAAACTGGACCTCAATGCCATTGTATCTATAATCTGCTGCTGCGCATCCATCATGTCCTTCCACTTCGTCAGCAGACCATTATCACCCCTCTTAGCCTTATCCCTGGTGATGAGGGACCATTTGGAGTTAGCTTTGTTCATGTCTTATCCTGCATTGAAACTGGAGAGAACAACGGAATCTTTCTCAATCCCAGCCGTCGCATCCCCAATGTACTCGACCCGAACTTGAGCGGGAGTGTGCGCCCATGAATGTAAGCTTGTTCTATCCCATGAATCTGGCGTAACCATGCGCGCCTCATCAGCAGTGTCTGCGCATACAACGCAGCTATCGTATGTGTCGTACCCAGTCTCAATGTCCTGAGTTAGAAGCCAAAGCTTAGACATTCCCGCCCTCCTTCTTCCTTGCTCTGCGATCTCGTTCGTGTTGGGCCTTGTAGGCTTTACGATCCGGGTGGATGCGTGGGCGTCCACGAGGTTTGGCAGAAGTGGTCGGGATCGAACCGACAACCCCCGGTTTTGGAGACCGGCGCTCTACCTTCTGAGCTTCACTCCCATTAGTATCGACGGGCAGGGCTTGAGTACCTGCTGCCTCCTCAGCTCGCGAGGCTCCCGAAAATGATCGGGTGATTTGGCTGACTCCTCCAGAACCAATGCTGGAGCGCATGTCTTGTGTTTCCTTCAACACCGCCGTCGATTTCTTGGCGACCCTGCATGGATCAGTACGATAGTGCAGGAAGCCGCAATTCTCACATTTGTTCATTATGCCCGAATGACTTTGCGCTTGCAAATTCGCTTGGCCTCTGCCGTGTCAATCTTGGACAGATACTCACCCGCCAAAAGCCTTCCAACCAAGGCCTCTTCCCACGAACGGGTCTTAGCCTCGTCCTCTGCCTTGTATAGTTTGGCAGCAATTTCGTGAGCCTTGCGATCCATTTTCTCTCTCCGTTTGTTAAATAGAGATTAGTCCACGCGTGGACATAAGTCAACACCCCGTGGACAGAATTATTCCTTCTTGGGATCGATGATAACGAGCCGTTGACTAATTCAGCTTAACCCGACGCTCTTCCTCTTGCGCCAGGATAGCTGCTGAAACAGCCGCGTCACGCTGTTCCTTAGACGATCCATCCCCAATATCTCCTGAATGTTCCATCGTTACTGCACTAAGGTCTGGCAACACCTTGTTAAGCAATGCTTTTGCGGCATTAACCTGTGTGGCATCGAGCAATGGAGAAGGGGCCATTACATGGTCATAGAGTCGGATGATCAGGTTAGCCGCCTGGATACGGTCTCGCGTCTCTTGGTTGTGCCTGAACCCTGGCTTACGTCCTGCCATTCTATACTCACTTAACCTTTTGATTAACCATTGGATTAGGATTGTATACTATCCTTGTTTATTAGGCCAGATACATCAATCTCGGAGCAGGAAAAGCGCGACCATTCCAACGGCTACAGAGGCAAGGAAAGCGGCCTATAAGGGGATTGGGGCGAAGATGCTAACAAACATCAACACTACCAACGTTGGCATGAACCCGACAATGAATGTGAACACATCGGCTAAAGGCTGCAGCATATCTCTATTCCTTGATGTTGTTATGTTCTTTGGCTTTTGATGGGTTAATCGCGGTACGCAAGGAGCCACATCGCCCACCCTAAATATCCAGTTAGGCCGGTCCAAAATAGCCTCTCGGATGGTCCTTGGAATGGGGATGATACGTCCAGGGTGACGAACCACCAAACTACTGTTGGCAATAATACACCCGCTGTGATCGCTATACCCCTTTTGACCTTACGCCCCATCTTACCCTCCTTCATTGGTTATACCGTATCTCTGTTACGGATGGCTCGGATACACTCATCGATGGCGAACCTCTCTGAGAATGATCCGTGTGGCTGATTCACAGCATATCCAGGCGCTAGGAAGTCACCCTTCAAAGTTTCGCAGACATATACGATTTCTTTACGCTCCTCTGCCTTAGCTGCCATGATGGCTCTGGCGATGGATTCGATGACGGACGGTCTGGGGAAGTCGAACACCAGCCGCTTAGCCTGATTCCAGACGTCCTGCGGGATATCCTCTGGCTTGGTCATTCCTTCACCTTATGGGCTTTGATCATATAGCGCGCCGCCATGACTTCGCTTTCTTCCTCTGGGTCCCAATCACAACTGTCCAAGCTGTTCATGGCGGCTACATATTGACCTGTCATATCTGAAAGACAATCAATTGCGTCCTCAATGATCTCGTTAAGGCGCTCAATCTCGTCTGCTGCCTCGACCATTTTCTCCAGCAGCTGGTCCATGATATCGAAAGGCTGCGCTGTCTCTCTCAGAACCACCGGCTTCCTCAAATACTCTACCAGTTCCTTGCTCATGTTCTCTCCTTGGTTTAGTTGGTTAAGATACGATTGCCGAAACAATTCCACCCAGAAAGTCGAATAACGGCTTTGCTACTATCGATGCCATTCCCCACCAGAACAACGCAATATGGATTTTCATTCCCTAACTATCTCCATCACGTAGTTGGTAGCACCGCATAGTGCTAATGCCCATATTGTTAGGGTTAGAGCCGTTAGGGGGCTGAGGAATAGTAGGCCTGGAATGCCCCAGGATAGAACTACTAACTCAGCTGGTGATATCCCTATCTTACCCATTCCCTTCCTCCTTTCTGGTAGTGCAGGAGAGGGCGGCTTGTAGTGCGGGAGAGGGCGGCTTGCGGCACAAACTTTGCCGGGTCCAACCCTACGTTCTCCAGATTTTCTGCCGCCGCGAAGTTTATCTCGCACATGGGCTCGCTGCATCTGGTCACAAGTCCTCCCCCGCGAGGCCCCTCAACTTCCATCCATTCGATGACATGGAAGCGTGCGCCGGGTTTGACGATATGCCGGGTCATCCCTCCCATCGTCTATACCTCTGCTTTGGATGGAACGTAGGATACGACGCGCTTGAGGCCCAGAGCCTTAAGAATCTTCTCTCCAGGCTCCCTGCGCCCCTGGATAACATCACTTACGTATGCAGGGCTTACCCCGTTAGCCTTGGCCCACGCAGCTTGCGTAGGCTTGGCTTTATCCCGAAGGTGGTTTTTGATGTTCACCATAATCTACTCACCGTTCCCCAAAAGCTTGTTGCTAATGTCCAGCCACTTCTGACCCTTTGCATACATACGCTCAGCCTTTTCATGCTCGCCACGATCAGCAGCGTCGTTTGCCTTAGAGAGCCAATATCCGCCCTTAATGTCTGCATCTGCAATTCGGTCGCTAAGGGATTTGGTCATTTTCTCTCTCCTGTTTCCTGAGTATGAATATGCCCTACCTTTCGTACCCAGTCAACGCTTATTTTCGTATTGACTTGATAATTCTCATGTGGTCATATGTACCCATCAGAAGGAGAGATGAGATGGCATATTACAACGGAACGGGGACGGGTCTTGAGACTATCCTGTATGGAGAGGTTGCCTGGGCGGATGTTGATGAAGCTTACGACATGGAGGTGGCTCGTTACGCCAAGTCTGCGGATGAGGACCTGTCCAAATACATCTTCATCGGCTGCATCTATCCTCAGCCATTCTGCATTGCATGGAAGGGCTATGATGGTCCGAGTCCAGAATACCAGTTCTACCATGATGGCGGGATCGTTTACCGGAACTGCGCCACTCATGAGCTATATGACTGGACAACGGATATCGACCGGCTGCGTCGCATTCAGGGAGAAACCAAATGAGCCGCATTGACTACTGGTGTCATCACCACCCTGTACGGGTATGTGTTATCTTCATTGCTGTTTGTCTTGTACCAGCTTGGTTGATGGGAGGTTAAGATGGGCTTTGGATGGGCTAAGGTCGGAGCTAAGGTCGCATGTATAGTGAACAGCAACCTAGTCCTGAATAATATAGGGCTACCACCATTCACAAAGGGAGAAATCCTAACGATTAGTTCCGTTGAGCATATTTTCCCGCACGGACTGTTCCTAACGTTCGTTGAACGAGATAAACGACAATACGGCCATATCAGAGGCTTTCGCCCCCTAGTTACCCTTGAGGACGATATCTCAATGTTTACCGCCCTTACGAATATGTCACCTATTGAACGACTGGATAGATTGAAGGAG